CTAGGCCGCCGTCCTTACCGGGAGTACCGCGGCCCGGATAAGGGCGTCGACAAGCGGTGAACGCCAACGGGAACTGCCGCCGCACCGTTGGTGTACAAGGTGGATACCAAGCCGGATAGCCTGCCGATCGGCGCTCCGGCGAGGGAATGCAAATGACCGGATGCACACGGAGAAGTCCTGGTGGATGAGCTTTCGGACGCGGGTTCGACTCCCGCCGCCTCCACCAACTATGTCGCAGAGAATTGATACAATACTTGTATTCGTTCTCTGCGACATTTTTATGCCCGAAAACGCCGTATTTGCAGGCTTTTCGGGCTGTTTTTGTGTTTGGCTGTGAGCGTCGGAAGTTCCGGCGGGCATTGATTTCAGCCTTTGAAACGCCGATTTACCTCTCAATTGCCGTTGTGCTTCCGACAAATCGTTAACGAGCAGTTTTTTGGTGCATTTTTTGCGCTTTGGTGCATCTTTGGTGCAAACCGAATTTTCACAGTTCATCTGCGGAAGCAACACAATAAAAAAACTCCCCGCATCGCTTTCGACGCAGGGAGTCTATGCCCATCGCTTATTCAATTTCGCTGCCGTCCATCAGGGTGAACACCAGACGTCCGTCGGCGTGAACAGTCGCCTTTTCCACGACCGCCAACCACAGGCGCTCGTCAAATTCCGTAAGCGACCCGCGCTGCTGCTCCATCGTGTCAATAAACGCTGTGAGCACCGTGCGCTGGATTTTTCGTTTTTCCTTTTCAGCTTTCAACTCGGCGATGTGCTTTACCACCGCATTGTACTTTGACACAAGCTCCTCCTGCCGCTTTTTATACGCTTTCTGATCCTGCGCCGCCGACGCGTTTTCAGCGATGTGCTTGCGGTTCATTTCGATAAGCACCTCGGCTTCTGCGTTCTTTGCCGCAAGCTCATCGTCAATGGCGGCGCTGTCAAAAAGGTCGGCGAGCGCCAACCGGCACTCACGGATAACCTCCTCGGTAATGTCCCGCATACCGTTCCACGCCCGAATGAAGCGCTCCTTTATTTCATCCTCGGTCAAATGTGGCGTGGCACATTTCTCGCCTTTTTTGAACTTGCTGTTGCATTGCCATATCACGCGGCGGTATTTGTCGGTTGAGTGCCACACCTTCGAGCCATAGAAACCGCCGCAATCGCCACAGACCAGCTTCGCTGAAAAGCAGCTCTTACAATTATAGCTGCGCCCTAATGCCTTACGCCGTGCAAACTCCGCCCGTACCATATTGAAGTCCTCGGCATCAATGATTCCATCGTGACTGTCCGTAACATAAAATTGCGGCACTTCGCCCTCGTTCGGCTTCATCTTCTTCGTCAGGAAATCCGTCGTGAAGGTCTTTTGAAGAAGCGCGTCGCCCTTGTACTTCTCGTTGGTGAGAATGCTTTCGACCTCATTACATTGCCAGCGTTCCTTGCCGCCGGGCGTCGGAATGCCCTGCGCCGTGAGATGCTTGGCAATCGCGGTGGGTGTTTTCCCCTGCAGGAACATCGTGTAAATCAACCGCACAATTTTGGCTTCCTCCGGCACGATCTGCGGCATACCGTCCGCGCCCTTCTCATATCCGAGAAACTGACCGTATGACATGGACACCTTGCCGTCGGCGATACGCTTGCGCCAGCCCCACGTGACGTTCTCCGAAATGCTCCGGCTTTCCTCCTGTGCCAGAGAGGACATTATCGTGATGAGCAGCTCGCCCTTGGCGTCAAAAGTCCAAATATTTTCCTTTTCGAAGTAAATTTCAATGTTCGCCGCCTTAAGCTTTCGCACGGCGGTGAGGCTGTCGACCGTATTTCTTGCGAAACGGCTGACTGATTTTGTGATTATCAGGTCGATTTTACCGTCCAGCGCATCTTTAATCATCTGATTGAAGCCGTCGCGCTTTTTCGTATTAGTCGCCGAAATTCCCTCGTCCGTATATACAAACACAAAGTCCCAATCTGGGCGCTCCTTGATGTACTTGGTGTAGTAGTCCACCTGCGCCTCATAGCTTGACTGCTGTTCTTCCTTTTCCGTGGAAACGCGGGCGTAACCCGCAACCCGGCGTCGCTTTGGCACGGACACGGCAAGATTGGAAAAGCGCGATGTGACCGTCGCCGGTATCATTGTGATTGTTCTTGCCATCAGCCATTCCTCCTTGTCGCTTTTTCTCTTGCTTTTTGTCGTTTATCATCCGTCCAGCTTTCACGCCGTGAACGGTCTTGCCACTGAGTCGTCGCTGCCGTGCCGTCCTTGAAATGAAACTCAAGCTGATTGTTTGACTGTGCGGTGATGAATGCTATTCGCTCCGAAAAAGCAGCGGCATCAAAACCGTCCGTTCCAAGTATCGCGGCGCACTCTGCTTTAAGTGTCTCTTCGGGTATCTGCTTTGAAGCACAGTGCTTTTTCCCTTTGGTGTTGAATGTGGCGCAGATCCAAACAAAGCCGGTCGGCGTTGTCTTCCTCCGATAGTTTTTACCGCAAATGCTACAGTGTATTTTCCCTGTGAACGCGGTTTCCGAGCCGGTCTTCACGGTCACAGCGGCTGCTCTGCGTGAAAGCTCCTCTTGCACAGCCTCAAACGTAGCCCTGTCGATAATCGGCTCCGGCGCCCCCCGCACGAAATACTGTGGCAATTCTCCACGGTTTATCTGTGTTTGCTTTGATAAATGGTCGGTGCGGAAGGTCTTCTGCAGCAGTAAATCTCCGGCGTACTTCTCATTGCGGAGCATTTTGCTGATGGTGGCTTGACACCACGATTTGTTCATGCGCGTGGGTATTCCCATCTCATTAAGCCTGTTGGCTATGGCTTGTTTTCCGTAGCCCTCAAGAAAAAGCGAGAATACGAGGCGTACCGTCTTCGCTTCCTCCGGCACGATCTGGAAAACTCCGTCTTTTACCCGATAGCCAAGCATTGTGCAATCCCACGGCTTGCCTTCTTCAAAATTCTTGCGTACCCGCCACTTCTGATTTTCGGAAACCGATAGGCTTTCCTCCTGCGCATAGGATGCAAGAATTGTCAGCATCAGTTCGCCATCGGCACTTATGCTGTGGATATTCTGCTCTTCGAAAAACACATCGATGCCGAGCATTTTTAGTTCTCTAACCGTAGATAGCAGCGTGACCGTGTTCCGGGCGAAGCGTGATATGGACTTTGTGATGACCATATCGATTTTCCCGGCGCGACAATCCGCCAGTAAGCGTTGAAAGCTCTCGCGGCTGTCCTTTGTGCCGGTTTTCGCTTCATCCGCATATACGCCGACGTACTCCCAGCCGCAGTGCTTTTGAATCAGGTCGCTGTAATAGCTGACCTGTGATGCCAGCGACTGAAGCATTGCGTCCTTGCCTGACGAAACGCGGGCGTATGCCGCCACGCGCTTTCCCTCAAAAGGAACTCGCGGCGCAAACTGTATCTGTGTAATTCGGCTGTTTGCCATTGATACTCCACCTCCTTTCAGGGGGTACATATTCGCTCTAAAGGGCGATAAAGTCAAGGCAATTCGCGCCATATACTGCACAAAGATACGCGATATTTGACCGCGAGCTTTTCCTCAAGCTTGGTATAATCACGGACGGTAATATGCCCCTCGGACAGCCACCTCCTCAGCACAGCGACGACGGCTTTGTATTTCATCAGCTCCGTTTTTCTGTCCTGTGTCATATGTCAGCCTCCGCCGTTTTCGTGCGGTGCTGTGCCGAACACGCATGACAGCAAAACTTGCTGTTCGGCCTGCCGTAGACCGTGTAGGATTTCCCACAGTGAGCGCATGTCCTACTGTAATATGCCTTTCTGTTTTTGGCATTCGGATGTATTTTCCACCATGCGTTACGGCATTTATCAGAGCAGAACTTCTTCGGTTTGCTCCCACGCTTAATCACAAGCGCCTGTCCACATTGCTTGCAGCGAGAAACGTCATCCATGACAGACGATTTTTCAGGAGCCAATGCTAAACCCTGTCTGCGGCAATAGCTCTTCACTGTGTTTATCGAAAGCCCAACCGTTTTGGCAATTGATACATACTTACAGCCCTCAGATCGTAGGCGAAGTATAGTTGATTTCTGTTCATTGGTCATCAAAACCACCTCCTCGCCATACGGAGAAAATGGAGCGATTTTGGGGAGGTGTTTCTATATAAAAATAACGCCCATCAGAGACTTTTCATCTGATGGGCGTTAACTGTGGGTCAACTACTTGACCTGTGGTTTATGGCCTTGTCGACATAGGCGGTTTATTTTTTATTCGCTGTACTTGATGAATGCGTCGGTAAAGCCAGCCGCCTTAATCTTGGCAAGCATGGCGTCTGCGTTTGCCTTAACGGAATACGCTCCGACCTGTACACGGTAGTATTTCTTTGTCGCAGTCGGTGTGACGGGGGCGGGTGCTTCCGTTGCCGCCAGTCCAACCTTTACAGCAGCACGGAAGGTATCCATCGACTTTCCATGTTTCGGAAACCAGTGCATGACGTCGCCGTGGTTGCTGGCGATGCCCAGCTTGCAACCCTCACTGTGGCAAATGATGTCCTTCTCCGTCAGTCCGTACTGCTTGCAGAGATAGACGCAAAGCTCCACAGCTTCCTTATAAACGGCAGAAAAATACGAGACATCGGTCAGCCCGTCCTCGCAGATTTCAAAGCCGATATGTGTATCGTTCGCAGAACCCCCGGCGTGCCAGCCACGATGATTCCAAGGAAGCGTCTGATATGTTGCGATACTGCCGTCAGCCAGCTTACCGATGAAGCCGTGAACACAGACCTGCCGTCCGTCCGGCTTGTCCTGATTCCAGTGGTTATTGTACTGGTTCTTGCCGAGCAGGCCGTCATCAGGACCGACATAGCGTTTCAGGTTGGGGTTATTCGCCCCGGTAGAATGCACCATGATACCCTTTGGTGTGATGGTTCTGCCTGCCTTGTAGCAGGCGTTGTTTATGAAGATGAGCTTGTGCAGGTTCATTTATTTATCCTCCGTTCTGTTGTGAAGCTGTTCCAAAATGTCTTTTAGCTTTTGTGGTACGGGCAGGCCGATGTGCGCGGCGTTCTCGAGTATTGAAACACCCTCGTTCGAGAGATAGAAAAAGATGACTGCCGTCCGGATCACTGAGCCATCACCGATTACGCTTTTGTCTATGATGTGTCCGATTGCTACCATCGAGAAGATAAGCACCTTTTTGAAAATGCCCCGGAAGCCAACCTCGCTGGAGAGCTTCTTATCAAGCACCGCACACATCAGTCCGGTGATGTAGTCAATGACTACAAATGCGAGCAGTGCATACAAAAAGCCGTCCCACCCTCCCAGAAAATAACCAAGCCACCCTCCAGCGGCGGCGATTGCTACCTGAATCCAGTTCCAGATTTCTTTCATTTAAATTACCTCTTTCCTTGTTGTTGAATATGAAAACAGCACCCCGTGCCGGAGTGCTGTCAGAAAAACAATCAGGAGATTACCACATTACTTTGTGTGGATTTACCTCCGATTTGAGAAACATAGTCCTTGAGAAGCGCCTTGCCTTTTCTTCCGGAACTGTCCACAGTAAATTCAGTGATGAAACCGCCTTTTCCGAACTTGTGTCGGACGCTTGTAACGGTGCCGGTTTTACTGTGCTTACCGTTTGTTTCGACAAGCTCTATTTCATCTCCGATAATCAACTGTGGTGTGAAAATTCCCACAAAGCTCTCAATTCTGCCGCTTATAGCGATCAGCTTTGCCAGTTCATCTGCATATGCCGCAAGCTCGGCGCTGCCCGTTCCGTCTGGCACGGCGACATACATCGTTTTGTGCTGCGGAGAAACCCACCACCTATGCGGCGGGAGCGTAATATAAATTGTTGCGGCAGGCTCTTTGCAGGAAACACACAGCTTGGCGCAGGTGTTCTCGTCCGAGTATTCTACGTCATAGCTGAAACAGGTCTTATCCCGTTCAAACACATAAACCGATGGCTGTTCAAAACGGCTGTCACTGACGGGAGCAATACCGACCGTTCCATCAGTGTTCTCACGAAACTGCCAGCCGGGAAGTAAAGAAACAACCTCATCAATTCCGGACTGCAGACTGGTGTCCGGTTCGAATGACAGCTTCCATGATTTTTGAGGGTCACCGACAAAGTAGCTTTCAATTCCTGAAATCAGCAATATCGCTTCGAGGTTTTCCTTCAGCGTTGTGTTCAAGAAGCTGTTGTTATCATCAAATGTCTGTTCCTTCAGCAGCTTTCCGATACTGTTCCGAGCCGATACTGAGATGCTTTCCTCCGGGTATGACGTGCTGACCCGGTCAATATAGAACTGACCGAGCGGGAGCAACGCGCTGCCACCCATCGTAAAGCTGATCTCCAGCATCGTATTGGGTGAAATAACCGAACGGTATCTGCCGACAAGCTCACCTCCGATATTCATGAAAGAAATACTCAGCTGCGACACCGGGCTGTCCTTCGTAAAGGAAATGCTTCCGTCCACAAGCGCAGCCGACACGTCATACGGCAGCATATATATGATGAACCGATGCGTGTTCTCGCTGCTCCAGAATCCGTAAGCGCCGTGGTGCGCCACCTTTTTCAACTGCGGCTTGCTTACCTCGAAGTCGGCGGATATTCTGCCTTTATCCTTGTAGGTAAGCTCATCATACAGGCCCATATCCGGGAAACATTCCTTTGCTTCTACCAGTCCATCTGAGGTGAGATAAATAAACCGCAGGCCGTTGTCCATCATGTGGACTGCCTGCGGTGAAAGTCCCGAACCTGCCGTTTTGGTGTATTCAAAGGTCAGCCTCATAGCTTAACTCCCTTCGCCCCTTGATAGCAGCAGTGAGCAGGTGAAGCGGAGCAGATTATTAGAAGTTTTGAAGGGAAGTTCCAGCTGGTAGCTTGCTTCAATGGCGGCACCGTTGGCGGGAGGAGTGGTAAACTTCAATCCCGGCACAGTTTTGCCGAGGAAGAAGGTTGTACCGAAAGCCTGCTCGTCGCGGGCATTTGTGCCGGTGGTCAGCGCATACGACCAGTTGTAAGAAGGAATAAATACACGCCAGTATCGAGCCGAAGTCAGGGTAAAGCTCCACACCTGGCTTACCCTTGTCATACCCGGCACATCTGTCCATGTTACGTTGTCAGTTGAATACTGTATCTTCAAATTGTCAATCTGAGCTGCAGGAACGGTGTTGATTTCGATCTTCATCCTGTTGCATTCCTTTACAGAACCAAAGTCGAAGAATATAGGATTTGCTTCGTTCACCGTACAGGATGCAGGATATTGGTTCGCCTCGTAACAGTCCCACCAGGCAATCGGGTCGCGATAATTCGAACCGCTTTTTGTGGCGGTCTTGAGGTTGCCGAAGCTGACATTGTCCACCCTGCAGGTAAGACCTGCGGTGTGGTAGTTCTCCCGCATATCACAGAAGTTGCTCTCGTAGTCAATCTCATAGTCCGTACCTTTGGTCAGCGCAACGTTGTTGACATATATAGTTTCGGAATTCGGAATAATAAACGGCGCTTTGATGCTGAAGTCTTTCGTGGTGCCGTCGCCTGTGCCTATCGCGATTTTTGTAACCTGAACCGGTGGGAACATCGTGTGATTCGGCAGGGATATAGCACCGATGCTGTTGATGCCGATAGTTCTTACTGTATGATTGTTTCGCTCAGTATCAAGCCATGTGATAACCGGGTAGTCAATCCGCCATGTGGTCGCATTTCGGGTGCAGGCATCCAAGCTTGTGCTTTTTGTTCCATGCTTGTTATTCCACAGATCGTTAGATTTTTGTAGGTTATATCTTGAAAAGGAGATGGTATTGGGGAAAGTGCTGGTTCCCAATAGCCATTTTATGACACCGTTCTGATCGGCGGGAGGATATATGCCATTGTCTCCGAAGCCCGTGCAATTAAATGTCACATAGAAGGTACCTCTAATAATCACTACGTCAGTGTCGGTCTTTTGGATAGCTATCTGATTACCCTCGCTGTCCTGCAGGAAAGCGTGTGTGACAAAGTGATAATAGGTATCGTAATAAGCGGCCAGAAAACCCACCTCGGTAATGTTATTTCCATTAAACTGGTCTGCCTCAAGGCGGATTTCCTTCGTAATATACGAGGTCGGATATGCATACACGGTTTCAATCGTGGTCGGTATCTTTCTGCCAAGATAGCTGAATACATCGGTGCGAGTGACACTCAGCGTTCCTGTTCCTTTTCCCACACCGATTGCCTTCAATGGGTCGGCATAGTAGCTTACTCCGCCGGTGTTTGTGAAATAATGAAACCAGCGGTTAAGAATAATATTGTAGGCGACGGCGGTCTGCTTCAGTTCGTTTGTCTTAGCGTCGCGCACCTCAACATCGAATCGGTTATGAATGACCGCTTTTTGTTTAAATTCCATGACTTCTCCTCCTAAATCGGTAATATGCCTGCCGGCGGCAGAGTAACGGCGCTTTCAACATTAACCGTGACACTTTCGTTAAGGTATGCACGATGATCTGTCTTTATATTGATGTACATCCCAGCGATTGGCGTTACCATAGCTGTTTCCCTGAGAATGGTCTGTATCGGAAATCCGTCAAGAATAAACACTGTCGCTTCAATGGGCATACGATGGCCGCCTATGACTTGCCACGCCTCATGGCATTCGCTGACCGTAATTGTAAAGTCGACGCTTTGCCCTAAATCCTGTGCGAGAGTCAACTTCAGCTGGTTGTCGTTCTGCCAGACGCAGGATTCCACAGGACGCACCGGGAAGGTCGTGAAGTAGTTCTCAAACGCACCTGGCACACCTCCGACCGGGCGGTTGAAGGTGATAACAAGCTCGCGAAGCCCGATGCGTTCATGCGCGACAACGGTGAGAGCTGGTTCATCTTTCGCATAGCAGGCAAGATATGGCATATCCGGGATAGCTGCTCCATGTTCCGAAAAAACAGGGTAATAATACTGAACGTTGTTTATCCATACCTTTGCGTCCTGCGGCCGGCTTTCCGCATATTCCGGTGGCATCGCCTGCCCCGCATAGGTGCGCTCTGAGAGGACATAGTTCATTACACCCGAGTTTTCGGTGAGGAAACCAACTCTGAAATCGTTAGTTCGAAAGACACACAGCGTTGTGTTGCCCGTACCAAGTTCCGTGACCTCGTTTTCGGTTTCCCAGATATATTCACCATTGCTTTGCTGACAATAAGCGCGATAGAACACTTTACCATCCCGCAGATAACCGATGATAAGGCCCTGATCGACTCCTGTGTCGAGTGTCGACTGCCATCCACGGCATACGGAAATCTGTGAGACGCCCTCGGCAAGCGGTATCCTTGTGGATACATCGCTCCATTTTTGCACATACAGGTTATTGCTGCTATCTGTGAAAAAGATGTATGGCGTTTCCTCGGTCATCAGCTCGTAATACCGCTTTTTTGGATTGATACGCCAGTCGCCGTCAAACTCGATTGCAACATCCTTGACCGAACCGATACTCCAAACGAACTCCCATTCCTGTTCGGCAAAAGCGGGCATTTTTCGGGAGTAAACACTGCCCGTGCCGTTATCAACACAAACAGCATAAACAAGGCTCGGCTGCGCTTCACCCGGAAGCTGCCTGATGGCCACATCACCGAAGTTCGCCGGGATATCTTCATGGATCACCTCAGTGATCAGCGTGTTGATACTTGCTTGTTTGGCAATAACCTGTATTTGGGGTAGGTTATCAGTCGATGTTCCGTAGAAGCGTTTTAGGAGCTTCTGCTTTAGGTCGAGCGGAACGCTTCTCATACATCCGCCTCCTTTGCAAGGGTAACTTCAGCTTTGAAATACTCCCTTGAAATACGGTCGAATTCGGACAGTTTAATAATCCTGCCGAAATACACCTTGCCGCCCAAAGTAACCCTCAAAAGCGAAAGCTGGTCTTCGGAAGAAAACAAAGCCTGTCTGCCGTCCTCTTTTACATAGACGGTAATATCATACGAGACGGCAGGTTCGCCGAAACGTGAAATCAGCTGCCTGCCGTCTATGGTACGGTGGAGGGTGCGGATAACCTCCTGTTTTTCTTTCAGTGAAACGAACGGGGTGATAACAATTCCGTTGTCCATATCTTTCAGTTCCGTCATATCCGCACCTCACCCCTTAACTGATTGATGATAATATCCACCACCGAGGTCATTTCGTTTTGGTTGTTTACACCTTCCACCCGGATAACTCCGGTGTGGTTTATGGTTTTCTCTGCGTTACCTTTTCCATTTACAGTGGCGTTGACATCAAATTCGGTCGGTATTGCCTTTTGCATATCCTTTTCCACGCCGTTCATGGCGTTAAGAAAGCCGACGCCGATGCCTTCACCCATATTGCCGCCGATTCCGGCAAACACGGTCGATGGGGAGTGAATGCCGAGAAGCCCTTTTACCCCGTCGACAATCCCACCGAAGAAGTTACCGACCGAATCGGACAGCCATTTGCCCATAGACTTGATACCTTCCCATAGGCCTTTGACGATATCTATACCAATTTGCATGACAGAACCGACCGCGCTGCCAAGCCCGCTGACGATTGCGACAATAATCTGAGGAAGGGCGGCTATCAGTTGCGGAATTGCCTGAATCAAGCCCGCTGCAAGCTGAACAATAAGCGTGATACCCATCTCGATGATGGCGGGTAGATTGCTGGTAATGAATTCGATAATAGTCGTAATAATCTGCGGCAGCGCTTCCATGAGCCTTGGCAGCGCATTCAAAAGTCCCTCAGCCAGACCGGCGATGATAGCGAAAGCCGCTTCGAGGATTTTATCCATGTTGGCAAGCAGAGTGTCCACAATCAGAATGATTGCTTCTATAATGGAGGGGATCAGTTCCGGGAGCGCGTCCGCGATACCGAGCGCCAGGGTAATAATCATGTCGATGGCGGCTTGTATCAGCATAGGCAGGTTGTCAATGATTCCATCCACTAAGGACATGACCAGTTGTACGGCTCCCTGTGTAATCTGCGGTAATGCTTCGACTAACCCTTGGAGCAGGGTGAAAATAACCGAACTGGCCACTTCAATAATCATAGGCAGATTATCCGTTATGGAGTTTACCAGCGCCATAATGATATCAACAGCGACCTCCATAATCTTGGGGAGGTTTTCAAGGACCATATCCGCAATTCCGCCGAT